AGGCTCTTCGCTTTTTAACTCAGAGCTTCTTGGCAAATTCAAAAGTATAATCTCTTCGAGATACTAATGACTTAGCAAGACCTACTTCGACCCCGAGCATGGTCATGATCTTGAGATACTCTCGAGCAACAGCTGGAGAGAAAATCACAATATCATCACCAAGCACCACATATTCGTCAAACCAATGCAATCACATCTTCCCCGCCTTGAATGCTGCTCACTGGACTATCAAATGATGGACCATAGCAAGCATTACTCAAGACGAGAGTGCTCCCATCGGTTGTCCAACCGCATATCGCACAGTGGCATATCCAGTTTCAAGTTGAGCTCTTTTTGGAAGAGAATAATCTCTACCGATAAGGATCTTGGCTCACGCCTCGGCCTTTTCGGGCCCAATTAAGGGTCCAAGGAGACAAACTTGCAGTGATACTGGAAGGCGATCCGTAGCCGAAGACAAATCAAAAGAATATGCCTTCTCTACGCGATAACCTCTAGATATCATTAACGCAAGTTTTTCCTCAACTCTTCCAATTTGGTCAAACGTGGCATCTTCCAGTATACACCGGAGGACGTCCTGTAAAACCTTATGGAGAGGATTAAATAACCACTGTGTTCACGCGTCGACCATCGCAAAGACTCTGATCTTTCCCGCTGCCTCTACCTTTAAACCCAGCTTCCCTAATGGAGGATAATGACCCGAACTATGTTCGTCTGTCAATCCTGTTCCAGAAAGGTCGATGGATTTTGGTATAGGAACGTTGGGACCTGTGAAGCGAGAAGTACGTCTCAGTGCACCTAGGAACTCTGCCATATCACGACTTCCTCTTAAATAAATAGCCATAGCCTCAAGAATATGAGGATAGATATTCATTAATAAGAAAGCCGAATATGCAAGAACCCTAGGAGCAGTAGAGATCGTAGCTCGTAACGTTTCCACAAATTTAAAATTAATAAACTTGTGTTTTCCAGTAGAAACCGGTAAATCAGCTGTCAAAGGGGAACTCTTCGATATGGGAAAGAGACGAATTTCTTTGTCCTTAAACATATCTTGGAATTTTTTAAGTCCTAACCGAGCCCATAGAGTACTAATAACTCCATCAAGCTCGGCGGCCCCCTCAGACCCGAGTGTTTCCACTCAGGTACACCCAGGGTTAACAATTGATCCGACATTTGTAATGGAAGGATATTCAAGAATTCGATAAATCGAAACTAATGATGTCCAGAAACGTATAGCCACAACATCCCCTTGCCTAAGAAGAGAACGTTGAATAGGAGGAATCCATGATGGAAACGCTCCCGATCGACGAACTCGTCTTTTCAAGGGTGATAAATCTTTGACCTTGTATCCAGCAGTTCCCTGCTGAATCAAGACATAAGAGCACTTAAGAAAGAGTACAAGACCCTTCATTCCCTCATTGCGGAACCTCTTAGCACACACTCTACAAAAGAGTGTGACTAGAGCACATCTCGAACGTGATAACCGGTCACTAACTGATAAGGTTCTTAAAATGAACCCAATCAGATAGCGGCCCCCATTTCTGAAGGCCCTACCATTGAGTTTAGATATGAACTTCTCAATCAAAGCAGAGAAACTCTTTGATGAATCATCAAGAGTCTTTGCCCTGAAAGAGGCGGTTCGATAAAGAAATTGTATATTGACTTGACGGAAAATGGAACTACGGGAGGAAGAACGGACACACGTCTGTTTTGATAACCCTACTCCTATACCGGCCTGGTAATACAAGTCCTCTATAATAAAATATCATAAAGAACAAGATCACAGGAGGTAGACTGAGGCACAGATTTCTAACTGATAGATGAGAAGTATCAATCCCCGGCTTCCAATTGTAGCAAACAATGGAACGCCTAGAAGAGATAAAACTCAGCTAACAGGGCGAAACTGTATAGGGACAAAGACTAACAACCACCAAGGTGAAGAAGTTAGAGTTTGACCTATTCTCTGTCCTACCAAGTAAGAATATCACATGCAGAAGGCCAGTCCTAAATAAATTAAAGGACCAGCCCATCACACTAAAACAGGGAAGCCTTCATACCAAAGGATAAACCATACAAATGGTCATTCCCACAGTAGGAAGGTTCCAGCAGCATCAATCCACCTCAAATAAGTATCGTTGAGTGTACTCATTTCTTTTGGAAATGAACACCCTCGCAGAACATAAGAGAGTTGATAGGCCAACCGATTTCCAACCGGCACCACTCATTGAGTGTGCTGGGGGATAGCGGATGGACCATCAAAGACATCATACTGATACGTAATTAAGCACATGTAAAATGCATTAAAAGTGCAGATGCATGTAGCAAAAATTATGAAA